GTTTCCCGTGTTAAACGGAGCGATTTGGTCGCCGAGGACAAACTCTACTCAACGTAGTCATCATCCCCGAAGGGATCAACATCGATTGAGTCAAGGTCTGCAGATCCATCACTTGCCTCTTCGATTTTAAGAGCTCGTAGTGCGGACTGAAGTGAGACATCCCACTTCATATCGCTAGATACTTCTGCGATTATAGGTAGTATAGGAATATTACCTGACCTCATATCATCACGTCCTATACCCCACGAGAAGGAACCGACGTCAATCCTCTGTGCTATATCATCGATATCTAGCCCCACGCTATCAACCAATACATTGAAAGCGTTTACGCCGTATTCCTTAAACAGTACTCCTAAGAAGGCTTCGTCTCTTAACCAGAACTCAACCGCTGGACGAACAAACGGGTTGTCATGACCCTGGTTCATCCGAGCAATACAAGCAATCAGCTGTTCGCTCACACTCAAACCCTTATTTCGCTCACTAAAGTATAGTGCAGCTAGAGGCCGGAAGATTGATCCGACGCCATAAGTGTCAGTGGTTGTGTGGTAGGTCTCTTGCAAGAAGACTTTAATAACCTCTCCGTTAACGACATGCCATGTTTGCTTAGATTTGTTTATTTCTAATCCAAATTCGGCTGCCGCCTCCTCAATAGGACCGTATGTTTCACTCATACCGTCGAATATTCTGGATTTTGGGTAGGCTAATAACGTATCGTCCCCGGCCTGTGGACCGAATATCGGTTCATAGCCTAAGAGTTTGGGGATCCCATAGTGGATAACAACCTCGCCGTACAATGAGCCACCAACATGAGTGAATTTTGCCCCCGATATTAATCCATCGGTCAAACTATAAACTAAGAAAGGTCTCTTAAGTTTTGTAGGTTGGCATACTTCGTTCGCAGCAGCGTAATCTTCAGGATGCGTACGACACAACTGTTCATCAAATATGATGTGTTTAAAAGTGAGAATATATATAACTCTGTCGAACCACTCCTGATACTGCGCTTTATAAAAAGGTCTTACAGCGTAATACAAGGTGGTAGCTAGTATACTCCCCTTCACTGTTGAGTCATAAGCAGAAGAGTCTGCCGCGAGAAAATCATATTCTTTCGACTCCAGATATTCCAATGCTTTTCGTATCATTGACACCCGAATTTCTTTTGTCTGCAGGCTTGGCATAATGTCGATCTTTAATCTCTGTAGTTCCCTCAGAAAAGGTGCCGCGATCATTGCTTCAATTATGCCCTCACGAGCTGAGTTTGGGTAGACAGAACGAGTTTTTCCAGGTTTTGGGACTAATTTGTCTCCTTCTATCTTCCAACCATGTTTTTGTATACGTGCTAAGAGCACTACTATTGATTGCAAATCCTCAGTACCGAAGACAGATCTATCTAAGATGTAGGCTAGAGCGTCAATGTTTCTAAATGGATATTTTACTTTCGAATGTTTATCCGTGACCATTGATCCAACTAGATGACGTGTGTCTATCCCGTTTTCTATTAATAGTCTGGTGGCGACTTCCTTTGATAGAGGAGCGTTCGCCTTGGCCATGATAGGAAATCCGATCATCCCATCTTTATCCTGATCAAAGCGTACTTTGGTTGCACCGTCTGGTGACAACGAACCGAGTCGTAAACCCTGTGAAACAAGATGGTCTTTTAACTTCAAAGCAGCCTCTACTACGATGGATGACTTCGCACCATCCACATAGTCTTCGAGTGGATCTACTGCTTTCTTGATGAAACGTAAACCGCTTCGGCACACCTCTCCTATGCTGTTTCCGTCGAAACCTCCTCCCGATAGGGATTGGTCTCCTTCACCAAGCCACATTATATACTCTTGCGATTCCTTGTCTACTGGCTCAAGATCGGCGTGAAGTTGTCTAACTCTTTCCGTAAACTTTACAATCTTCCGTTGCCTCACGTCGAGTCGTTTGTTGATTGCCGCGTCAGGTTTCACGATACTCTCCAGTTTACCCCTAAACTTTTGAGACCGTTTAGGCCTATCTCCAAACAGCTTGATGCCAGCTGCGATAGCTGGAGTGTTACCGTACGGATTGTCGGCAAACGAAACATCGGTGTTATAGTACATATCAGTCATCCGCCGCCAAAGGCCCGTATCGGCGGTAAGCTGACGATCAATCCGATCAGCAACCCTCTCTTTTTGAAGGTGTTCGGCCCTGGGAATGAGTGATCCAAATTTGTCGATGAAAAACCCCTTGTCTATTATGGACCCGGAGAATTTAACATTTAACCCATCCATTGTTTTAATACCTTCCTTTCTTTTGAACTGCGCGTCCATTTTCTGTATGGCTCGCACTTGTGTTAT